ATGACTGTTGCATCTTCTACAGGTAATATTGCAACTGATGGTACTCTAGTTGTTGCAGGTCAAACAACTATCAATGACTCTCTAATTATTCAGAGTGATAATGAAGTAGTTAATGTAAACACTGGTTCTGGTGTAACTAAGTTCAGTATTGATACTGATAATGGTAATACCAATATAATCGGTACATTAACAGTTGGTGATGCAACTCAAATTAACGATACATTCCAAACATCTGGTGTTAATACATTTACTGCAAACTCACAACAAACATTAACAGGATCTTATGGTGCTGATGGTGCTCTAAGACTTACTGGTGGTGCAGGTATTGGTAAAAACTTAGCAGTTGGTGGCGGGCTTAGAGTTTATGGTGGAACTGAATTAACAGGTGCTCTTGATCTTAACAGTAGTGCAAATATATCAGGTTCAACAATTGTTGAGAACCAATTAATTGTTAAAGCAGATAATAAAGTATTCAAAGTACAAACAGCTGGTGCTGTTGATAAGTTTGTGGTTGACACAGACAATGGTAATACTGAAACACAAGGAACATTAACAGTTCAAGGAGATATAACTGGTAATTCTAATCTAATCATCACAGGTAATCTTACAGTTAATGGTACAACTTCTACAGTTAACTCAACAACGGTCACTATAGATGATCCTGTATTTACTCTAGGTGGTGATACTGCTCCTGCATCAAACGATGGTAAAGATAGGGGTATTGAATTTAGATATTTTGATGGATCTGCTAAACTTGGTTTCTTTGGATTTGATAGATCATCTCAAGAATTTGCTTTCCTAACTACTGCTACTAATAGTAGTGAAGTTTTCTCAGGAACTGATGGTGCATTAAGAATTGGTTCTCTAAGAGTCACTGGTGCAGGTACATCAGTTGACATTGATAATAACTTAAACGTTGATGGTACAGCAACAGTTGATGGTCAGATAATTTCTCAACTTGCTCAGGGTGTTGCACCATTTGTAGTTGCATCTTCAACTAAAGTCAATAATCTTAACGCAGATTTCCTTGATGGATTAACTACAAGTGCTACAGACACAACTGGTAATAGTGTTGTAACTAGATCATCTGGTAATTTCTCTGCAGGACAAATCACTGCTGCAACTGGAACTGGTGCTGCTGCAGGATTCTTAGGAAACGCATCAACTGCTGACGCATGGAAGACTGCTAGAACACTTACTATTGATGGTGTAGTAGATGGTTCAGTATCAATCAATGGTGCTTCTGATCCAACACTTACAGTTACATTTAATGATCCAGATATAAGTGCACTTGCAGGACAAGTTGGTATTGGATATATGGTCAGAGATGGTGCGAATAGTTATTCTCATCGTACATTCGCAGTCACAGCAAATTCTGGTATCACATTAACAAATGCTGATGGTGTATCTGGTAATACTACAATCAACGTAGCATCTGCAAGTACAAACGCTGCAAACAACTTAGTCTTACGTGATGGATCTGGTAATTTTGCTTCTAATGTAATTACTGCTACTTCTGTCTCAGCTAATCTTATAAAATCTACAACTGAAGCTAAAACTATAGTCCCTGATACAGATTCAACCTATACTTTAGGTACTTCTTCATTACAATGGTCAGGAATCCATGCCGATACTGCAAATATTGATACTGTCACAGGTAATTTGATCGGTAATGTCACAGGTAATCTTATAGCAAGTACTACTGAGTCTAAAACTATAGTTCCTTCTCTAAATTCAACATATAGTTTAGGTTCTACCACTAACCAATGGTCAAATATTCATTCTACTAATGCTACTATTGGTACTACTACAGGTAATGTCATAGGTAATCTTACTGGTAATCTTTTAGCATCTAACACTGAATCTAAAAATATAGTTCCTTCTTTAGATTCAACATACGCTTTAGGTTCTACCACTAACCAATGGGCAAATATTCATGCTGATGCAGGAAATATTGATACTGTCACAGGTAATGTAATAGGAAATCTTACTGGTAATCTTTTAGCAGCTACTACTCAATCCAAAACTATAGTTCCTGATGCAGATTCAACATACGCTTTAGGTTCTGCCACTAACCAATGGGCAAATATCCATGCTGATTTAGCAAATATTGATGCTATTACAGGTAATTTAACTGGTAATGTAACAGGTAATCTTTTAGCATCTAACACTGAATCTAAAAATATAGTTCCTTCTTTAGATTCAACATACGCTTTAGGATCAACTTCAAATAGATGGGCAAATATCCATGCTGATGATATCACCCTAGAATCAGGAGGAACATTAACTGGTAATGTAACAGGAAATCTTACTGGTAATTTAAACGCAGCTACAACTGAAGCTAAGGATATAGATCCTTCTATAAATTCAACATATAGTTTAGGTTCTACTACCTTAAGATGGGCAAATATTCATGCTGATGCTGTTACTCTAGCATCGGGAGGAACATTAACTGGTAATGTAACAGGAAATCTTACTGGTAATCTTAATGCAACTAACACTGAATCTAAAAATATAGTTCCTTCTTTAAATTCAACATACAATTTAGGTTCTACCACTAACCAATGGTCGAACATTCATGCTGATGCAGGAAATATTGATGCTATTACAGGTAATTTAACTGGTAATGTTACAGGTAATCTTATAGCATCTAGTACTGAATCTAAAAATATAATTCCTGATACAAATGGAATATACAGTCTAGGTTCTAGTACTAAAAAGTACATGAACGTTTTTGCTGACGCTGCTGCCATCACTACTATTACAGGTAATTTAACTGGAACTGCAACTCAAGCAGCGAATCTTAATAATCATGATACTGATGCTTTATCTGAAGGAATTAATAATCTATACACTACTGCTGCAAGAACCAGAGGACACTTTACATATGGTACAGGTATTGAGCATGATGGTGCAGGTGGACTTGCTGTAACTCAGTCAGATATCAATACTGATAATATAACTGAAGGATCTACAAATGTATTCTTTACAGATACTAGAGCAGATGCAAGAGTTGCTGCTGCGACTGGTGCAAACTTAGATCTAAGTCAGAAGACTACTACAAACCTTCCAGAAGGAACTAATCTATATCATACAGAAGCAAGAGTACAAACAAAACTTGATCATGCGTTTGAGCAACTCAAGGCAATGTTGAATAATCTTGCAACTTCTACTACATTGAAACTAAATCTATCTGGTGATCCTACACCTGGTTCAGTTGTCACTCTTGGATCAATAACATCAAATGGTGTTGGTGGATACACAGCTGGCACGAACGTTGCCACAACAGCATCTGCATTAGGAACTGGATTGACAGTTGATACTACAGTAAATGCTGATGGTGCTATTACAGCAATTGCATTGAATCAAGCAGGAACTGATTATGTGATAGGAGAAACAATAACAATTCCTAACTCCAATCTTGGTGGTGTTGATACTCTTAACTTGGGTACATTATCTGGTGGTGTTGGTGGATTTTCAGCAGGAACTGGTGTTGCTACAACAAACTCTGGATCTGGTGATGATGCCCTAACAGTTAATACTACAGTCGATGGAAACGGAGCAATAACAAACGTTGCCATTAATGCTGCAGGAACAGGATATGTCGCAGGTGATACAATCACAATTACGAACCCTAACGCAGGTGGTGCAGCAACAGTTGACACACTTGTAGGTGGTACAGGATATGCAAACGGAACTGCCATTGCTACAACAACTGTTGGTTCTGGATCTGGTTTAACACTTGACTTAACAACTTCAAACGGAGTTGTCACAGGTGTAGCAATAAATGGTGCAGGATCTGGATACGCAGTTGATGATACTATTACAATCGTAAATGCTAATGCATCTGGTGTTAAGACACTTGGATCTATCGCTACTGCAGGAACAGGATACGCAACTGGAACTGCAATCGCAACAACCAATGATGGATCTGGTTCAAACTTTACTGTTGATATATCATCTGTAGATGCCTCTGGTGCGATTACAGCAGTAGCAATTAATGATGATGGATCTGGATATACAGCTTCAGATACTATTACAATCGTAAATGCTAACTCAAGTGGAGTTAAAACTCTAGGAACTATTGCCACAGGAGGAACAGGATATGCAGCAGGATCTGCAATTGCTACCACATCATCTGGATCTGGTACTTCATTAACTGTAGACTTAACTGTAGATAATGGAGTTGTGACAGGAGTTACAATTAATGACGATGGATCTGGATATGCAGCATCCGAAGTTATAACTATTGTTAACGCTAATGCATCTGGTATTAAAACTGTAGGAAACTTTGGTGCAACTGATTCATCAAGATCACCTGGCACTTATACTATAGGAACATCTGATTATATTACTCAGGCATCAGGTGCTAATGCAACATTCACCGTTGTGATTGGAGTCGGTGGTACTGTTGATTCCATTACTGTCACAGATGATGGATCTGGTTTCATTGTTAATGAGACAATCACAATTGCTGATGCTCAACTTGGTGGTGGCGGTGGTGCTGCTCTTACATTCGATGCAACAGCAATTCATGGTAATGGATGCACAATCCCAGTATCTGCCATACACGGAAATGGATGTACAATCCCAGTATCAGAGATTCACGGAAATGGAGCTACAATTGACATTGCTACAATCTTTACTAACGCAACTGTTAACGTTGCAACTGTATTCACTAATGCTACCTTCAGTCTATCCGACATCACAACTATGGAGATTGGAGCAACACTGACTGGAACAACTTCCAACAGTTCGGGAGTTATAACAGCTATGGATTCTACATCTGTCACAGTTGATAATGTATCTGGATTCTTCAAGAAAGGAGAAACAGTTGGTGCTAATGATGTAACTAACTTAACTATCAGTTCATTCGGTTAATAAACTATGTCTGCTACAAGACCTGCAAGTAAAACAGAATTAAAAGACTATGCTCTTCGTAGATTAGGATTTCCTACGATAGACATTAACGTTGCCACTGAGCAGCTGGATGATTTGGTAGAAGAAGCAATAGATTACTATCAAGAATACCATTACAATGGTAGTTTTCAAACCTTCATGAGAATAGAGGTCACTGATGCTATTAAGACACAAGCAAAAGGATTTACTCAAGAAGGATCAACTCCTTGGTATGGACAAGATAATTATGTTTCTACACCACCTGGTACTTTAGGTATCAATCATGTATATACAAACATAGGTGCATCAAGCATAGTACCTGGTAATATTTTCAATATTAAATATCAAATATTCTTAAATGATATCTACTCCATGACACATGGACAGATACTACATTACTTCTTAACATCTCAATACTTAGAGACTCTTGACTTCGTGACTAACTCTCAAGCAAATAGAAGAGTTAAATGGAATGAACATTCAAACAGACTTTATTTGGACTTCGACTGGGATGATCTTACAGTTGGAGACTATATAATGGTAGACATGACTATGCGTCAAGATCCTACAACCTTTACTGACATGTTCAATGACAACTGGTTAAAGGATTATGTTGAGGCACTATTCCAACAACAGTGGGGTAGAAACCTCAGTAAGTATGATGGTATTCAAATGTTAGGTGGAGTGACTCTTAACGGTCGTCAAATCCTTGAAGACGCAAGTAAATTCAAGGAAGATCTTGAAAAAGATATCCGTGATCGTTATGAAATACCACCACTAGATCTAATAGGATAATATGGCAATTAAGAACACACCAGCTCAGGATTACGTTCAGTCAGATTATTCTAATGCAGGACGTTTAAAAGCGAACGCATCCTCACAAGAACAAAAATTTATTGAAAATCTAGTAGTAGAAAGTATCGAGATTTATGGGCAAGACATTTACTATGTTCCGAGAACTATTGTCAACAAAGATTCAGTCTTTGAAGAAGACTCGGATGGAAAATTTGAATCAGCGAAAGCTATCCGAGCATATGTCAATAATGTTGAAGGATGGGAAGGACAAGGTGAGTTACTTAGTAAATTTGGAATCCGTATTGAAGACAAGACAACTTTTATATTCTCCCGTGAAAAATTTAAAGAGCATGTGGACGATAGTGTCACGCTTAACGTCGAAGGAAGACCAAACGAAGGGGACTTAATTTGGTTTCCAATAACCAAACATTTATTTGAAATCAAGTTTGTAGAAGTAGAAAGACCTTTCTATCAGTTAGGTAGGAATTATGTTTGGGAATGTCAATGTGAACTATTCGAGTACAGCGACGAGGAGATCAATACAGGTATTACAGAACTCGATGCAATCGAGACTGCATTTGCAAATGCGATTACAGTTGGTCTTGTAGCAGGTGGGTCTGGCACCTTTACAGCAGGTGAAACTATTACTGGTGGTACATCTAACGTCACTGCTGAAGTTAAGTCGTTTGACGCTGCTACAAGAACATTGATCGTTATTAATCGTTCTGGTACATTCACAGTTCCTGAGACAATAACTGGTGGAACATCTAGTGCATCTTGGACAACTGCTACATATAATACGATCGACAATAAAAATATTGAGTTCGATCAAAACAACGACTTTGAAACTCTTGACAATCAGATCATTGACTTTACCGAATCAAATCCATTTGGTTCAGTTGGATCTATTACTGACAACACAATCTAATGCTAGGAACTTATACATACAACGAAATTTTCCGTAAGACTATTGTAGCTTTTGGAACTCTGTTTAATAATATAGAGATCCGAAGGAATGATGAGGTTATGAAAGTGCCTCTTGCCTATGGTCCTAAACAAAAATTTTTAGCACGTTTAGATCAGAACCCTGATCCTACAAACAAAAGAGTGCAGATAACTCTTCCAAGATTATCATTTGAGATAGGTGGTATTGAATATGATTCTTCAAGAAAAGTATCACCAACACAAAAAATTAAATTTAAGAAAGACGCAGACGAAAATAAAAATGCATTCATGCCTGTACCTTATAATATAGGTTTTGAGTTAGCGATTATAACAAAGAATCAAGATGATGGATTACAAATCATAGAACAGATATTACCTATATTTCAACCTCATTATAATCTATCTGTAAAATTATTGACAACGTTAGGAGAAACTAAAGACGTACCTATAGTTTTACAAAGTATAGATTACGAAGATGATTATGAAGGTGATTTTGCAACTCGTAGAGCAATCATATACACATTACAATTTACTGCTAAGACATACTTATATGGTCCTATCACAGATGCAAAAGTTGTCAGGAAAACACAGGTGGACTACTATGCAAATACAGATACAAACACTGCACCAAGAGCAAGAAGATATACTGTACAACCAGAATCTACTATTGATAGAGATGGTACAGTAGCAACAACTCTTTCTGGCACTATTAGTAAGACTGCTACTGGTTTCTCAGTTGCTAATGCCTCTGGTATTAATCAATGGGATAACATATACATTGGTAATGAACTTATGAGAGTCACCAATAAAGTTGGTAATAATCTAAGTGTTATCAGAGGATATGAGAAGTCAACTCCTACAGTACATAGTGTGGGATCAAATGTATTCATAGTCAATGATGCTGATAATGCTCTATTAGAATCTGATGATGACTTTGGATTTGGTGAAATATATTCTGAGTATACTGACATGAAGAAATACAATCCTGTAAGTGGACAGGATGAGGCAATCTAATGGAATTTTCTGGACTAGACAAAGCATTCGGTCAAGAACCCAAAGGGGAACTTAAGAAGCATGTCGATAAAGTTAAACCTCTTCTTAAAAAAAGTCAAGAGGATGATGTAAGACATGACTACGAGACTGCACGTGCACAGATGCATAATCTAGTATCCAAGGGACAAGAAGCAGTAGATGGTATTCTAGAGGTTGCACAGAGTAGTGATCATCCTAGAGCATATGAAGTTGCTGCTTTAATGATTAAAAACGTTGCAGATACTACAGAGAAACTTATAGATTTACAACGAAAGATGAAAGAGTTAGATGCAGAAGATAAGAAGGTGACTAATAATACTACCAATGCACTCTTTGTAGGAAGCACGAGTGATCTACAGAAGATGCTAAAAAATATAAATAAAGATACAGAAGACAAGACAACCGACAAGAAATGACAGTTCTTAACGTACTAAGTACAAACGCCATTGCAGCAGGTGCAACAGAATATCAAGTCGTAAAGACTGGATTTTATCGTGTCATAGCAACCGCAGGAGATGCTACTGTAGCATTTAATGACGGACCTGCAATTACTTTGATTCAAGATCAAGCATTACTACTTAAAGGTGGTAAGCCAGGTCATGCAAAGATTGTAAAAGGTGTTAGTGATTCAACAGCAGATTATACATTAGGTAGACACCTACATGAAACATCATCAAGTCATCCATTTTCAGTGGGCGATTTTATTGCTGTAGAAGACGATGGTACTTCACCTGCTATTGATAGTAATTTTCTTTCTGCAGGAACTGCAGGTAAAAAGATAACTGCAGTTGTAGGTAATTTCGTTAGTACTGACATAGACTCATCAAGTGCATCAGCTGATTACACATACGCATCAGGAACTCAAGCAGTCGTAAAGCGTGCTACTAAAGTAGCAGTGACAGGTAATGCAATAGCACTTGAAGAAATACAAGTAGTTGGTGGATAATGCCAGCCGTAAATCAAAAGGCAGAGAAAATTGTAATGGCGATGAAACGCAAGAAGAAGAGTTTCAATCGCCTATATGGGGATGACGCTAAGAGTGTCATGTATGCAACTGCAAATAAGTTGGCACAAAAAGAAAATTTAAAAGTTATGTATTATCAGGATTTCATCAAATTAGTAGAAGGCAATCCTACAACACGTATGTTAACCAAGTCTAAGACAAAACAGACTGGTAATATAAGTGCTGATAGGGGATCTGATGAAAAAGCGAATCGAGCTAAACGTAAAAGTCTCGAAAAAGATTTAAAGAAAAAAGGTATTGGTTACAAGAAGGGTGTAGGAGAGTATAAATACAAATCCGACGATGGCAAAGAAGGCACAGGTCGTGAGGTTACATACCAAACAAGTCCTGGCAAAGGAATGTCAAAACGTAGATTCGGAAAAGTAATGCGTCGTTTAGGACGCAAGCATGGTCAAGAGTCAGTCATTACAAAAGACAAAGACAAACCTGCAAGACTACACGATACACAAAGTAAAAAACCAAGCAAATCAGTAAATCTAGGGAAATCCAATCCAGGTAAAAATCCAAAAGGTGAAGGTGAGACATCAGGAACAAAAATCAGAAGTGGAAAACTCCCAAAAACAAACAAAAAAGCGTATCACTACAATTAAGAACGCTATAGATGATCTACAAAAAGATCATGACGAGAATTGCTGTAAGCAACCTACTAATATCAGCAAAAAGCAATAATTGATACACAACTACATACTGAAATGCTATGCTATTATAGCTAGTATAGTAGAATTGTGGTGCTAAAATGTCACATTACACAGTAGGTTATCATGATAACCAGAATCATCATTATGAAATATGTGAGTACGCAGAGGATGCATATCACGCTATAAAGCAAGCAAGGGAAGATCTGAAAGGTTTTGATAACCCGCATGCTGCAGAGTATTGTATACGAGAAGACTAATGAACGGAAGATTAGATAAAGTTGCAATGACGAATAGACTCATGCAACTGAAGAGAGAACTACATTATAAGTGCGAGATAGGAG